ACGAGGGGTAGAAACAATAATTACCTTAGTAGACTTACCAGAACTAATAGTAGGATATACACTACTAAAGAAATCATCTGCTAAATGGTTGGCAACGAACGCAAATTCGTCTAAGAATATAATATTGAATGACATACCTCGAACAGCAGATGCGGAGGTTGATGCCGCAATGATCTTGGATTTGTTTTCCAATTCCATAGATCCCTTGTTCCATGCAATGATACCCTGTTGCATCCACTTAGGTAAGTTCTCATATGCAATCTGCAATCTACCAAGTAGATCTCTTGCAGTCTGAGCTTTGTTTGCAAGAATACCTACTGTGACACTATCATTGAAGATGGCGTAGTGTAAAAGATAAGATACCACAGTCGTTGACTTACCTGACTGTCGAGGCATCTTACAAATATTGAATCTATTGTTATGAAAATTATGTACTAACTTTTCTTGGAAGTCATACATCTTGAAAGGCACTAGACCTTCATCCAAGTTGATGATCTTCACATAGTTCTGTGAAAAATATACAGGATCTCCAGCACACTTTAGAAACTCAGCAACTTGTTTCTTTGTAAAGTTCTGAGCAACGTTCGCTTTTTTTAAATTAGGGTTTCCAAGGTATTGTTCATGCTGTATCATGATTTATCAGGGGTCAATTACTAATAAAGGTTTCGTTGGGTCTTTTTCTGAAGGCGCATAGTATAATACTTTACCACTAGGATACACTTTGTCCAATTCACTCTGAACGTCTCTCTTCAAAGGTCTTGCTCTTTGTGGGAAAAACATTTGAATCATTTTAGTTTGCCCTCTGAATTGGAAAGTAATAGTGTATGTTGCACCATACTTATTCAGTCTTCTCCAATTTTCTTCTCTTAACGTTCTGAATCTTTTCATTTATCATTCTCCTTGTTCGCTTTTTTCAACATCTTTTGTAGTTCAGAGGTGCTTCCTACAAACAGAGAGTTGTTAGTAACATTGGTAGTGTTCTGCTTAGTATTTACCTCATCAATATCTTTCATTTTTTTCTGCAAATCTACTAATTTATCTGCTGTATCGGCAACATGTTTGATAAGTTGTCCAGCAACTTCATATGCTCTTGCAGAATCAGACTGTTGTGCAACGTCTAATGCACCATCTACAGCCTCTTGACCTTTCTCAACTAGAGAATATAACTGAGCTCTACTATACTCATAATCCTTAGTAAGATCTTCTTTTCCTGATTTTATCTTCTTGACAGGTTTAGATACAGGTTCTTTCTTCATTATCTCAGCACCCCTATCGGTAACTTCTAGAGCCTCTTCTATCGCATCAAAATTTTCGTCTTCAATCATAATTCAGAGTCCCTTCCTTGACTACTACTATAAATTTCACCATCAGCGAAATCAATTCTGGTTTCACCAAATCCAAAGTCATCACCTTCAATGACTTGTACATCATCTTGTACATTGATTACATTTACTGGTACATTGATGTCATGTGGTTTGATCACGCTAGTAAACATACCTCTTTTAACTTTGATTCTGTTACCAGTAATGGATCTAATCAACATTTTCTCCTCATCTATCTGTATGTAATCTCCCTTTCTGAAAGCTATCGCACTGTTAAGATCAAACTCGGTTCTCACAGTATCTATAGTTTCGTTAGTAGCTGCGGTGTTATCATTATTATAGTCTTTAATCGCAGCTGGTGTTGCAGTGTATCTTTGTTGTCTAGCTGCAATTTTGATATTAGCAGTCTCTGAATAGTAATCTGTCTGTACTTTCTTGATTAATCCATCACTACTATTATTGATTGGGCCAAATAGATACGTTTTACAGGTAAAGTTCAATGTATATGTCAATGCTCTTCTTTGTAAAAAATCATCCTCATATGTATCTTCCATCTGAATTCCTTCTAAAGTAATTGGCATATCTCTCTTCTCTCCAATTATATCCACTAAATCAATAGTAAGATTAAAAGCTGGTTGAAAATATGGTAGTATCTGTTCTAATATTTGTATAGCGTCTTCGTTCAACTTAGATAAAATACTAAGTTGCATGTTAATATTGTAAGGCACAGGCATAAAAGCCTTTACCATTTTATTTGTATTCTTGTTAACGGCCTTGAAAGTTTGCATTGTAGAGACCTTTCTAGATGCATCATAATTCATACCCATGACTTCAAAAGACATTCTAGGTAAGGTTAGTGTAGTTCCTACACCGTCTTGATATTCTCTACCTTGGGATATTCTTGCTAGAAATTTTTGTTGAGGGCCATAAGATATGGGAACTTTGATCACACTAATAGTCTTTCCAGACTTATCGTTGTGTCGGATCTCAATATTGTTGAACAAGGTTCCGAAAGCTACAATCGTCTTACGGATGATCTCATGATAGAAATGATTTGTTAACATAATATTACCACCTTATAATAGTATTTAGAACTCACCGAATGGATTTCTCTCAGAGAAGTCTAGAAGAGTGTTACCTTCTGTTTCAAAAGTATCATTCTGAGCGAACTCTCTGTCTCCATCTATATCGGATGTTACTGCTATGACTCTGTAACTTGCAGCTGCACCAACAATCACCTCACCAACTCCAAAATCTCCTGATGGAACTGAAACTTGAAGAATCTGATCTCTTGTATTCCAGCTGGCAACATAGGCACTAGTTCCTGTAGAAACACCTTTAACGATCTCATCTATTTCATACTCACCAAAGGAGTTTGAAGTGACTGAACCGATAGCTACAGTAGCTGCGGTATTAGTATAACCAGCACCAGCATTACTATATCTAATTTGAGTTACAGTACCAGATGTGCTTACAACTGCCTCTGCCTGTGCGTTCATCAGTAGAGGTTCAGTCTCGTCAGACTGTTGTATGTATACAGATGTAATACCAACTGTAGGTGTGAAGTTGTAACCATTTCCACCAGTTGTAATTCCGATAGGCCCTAATACTGCCTCTGAAATTACAGCAGTAGCAATCGCAGTCGATACTGGAGAACCACCAGTAAATACCACTTGTGGAGGTGTTGTGTATCCTGTGCCTGGATTGATTAGTAATATTCTATCAACAGATTGGTTAGGAACACCAGATCTACTTGTCATGATTGCAACAGCAGTTGCCTGAGTTCCTAGAGTGGGTTGTTCAATAGTCATAATAGGAACTGAAGTATAACCCCATCCTTCATATTCTATAGTCAATGCAGATACTTCTCTTGATGCATTGGTTGTACAAGTAACTATTGGATGTTCATTATCTAATTTACGAATAAACTGTGCAGTGGTTGATGTGACGACATCAGTTTCTTGTGAGGTCTCTGAACTAGGAACTTGTGTTGCACTATTATTACTTGTAGCGTTATCACCAGTTAAGTTAAGAGTAATATGATCCATGTATCCTTCCCATGATGCAGTCTGACTAGGAATGAAACCAGCGCCAGCAGTATCTGCACCTAACTTAAGTAGGTCGCCTGCAAAGAACATGATTGGATTTGCGGTATTCAATGTATTACTTACAGTTCCATTCACAGATATAGTTGCATCAGTGTTGTACTGTTCTACTCTGATAAAGTTCCAAGCATTTAGATTAAGTTGTGTAGTATTCTCAATAGATCCAGAACCAGAGGCAAATACTATATTACCTGTTTCTCTATAATATATCTTGAATCTATCAGTCCACATGACTGTTCCACCATTTACTGCTGGATCAAATTTAGTTGGATATAACCAGAAACTTAGTGATAGTCTACCATTACCACTATCTCTAGAATCAACATTACTGGTAAATGCAAAGTTAGCACCAATAACATCTGTGATAGCAGTATGATGCAGAGAGTTGTTTCCAAACTTAATCTGAGATGATGTAGTTTTATTTGGTGGTGTAAAACTTACAGAAGGCACACTTAGATAATTAGATCCATTAGAAGTCAGAGATGCAGTGTCTATACCACCCTCAGCGATTGTTACTGTACCAGCTGCCTGATTTCCTTGTGTTGGTTTATGTACCGTTACTGTTGGTGTTCCTTTATAGTTACCACCATCAAACATTGGAACACGTTGTACAGATTTAACTCCAGCAAATGTAGTTGCAAGGGATACATATGCAATTGCATTTTCGTTTGTCTCCTTCTCCATTTGTAAAGTAATTACCTGTCCCTCAGTGATGAAGCCCTC